CGTGCTGCCCAGCCGCCGCCAGATGACCCGCGTGCCGGTGGCGCCGATCGCGCCCATCGACCGCCAGTGCTCGCTTGACCAGTTGTGGCCAGCGTCGTCTGACCAACGCAGCATGACCTGCGGGTCGGACCCTTGCCCAGTCACAAGCCCCACGCCTGACTCGCAGTCGAGTTGTAGGTTGTGCTGCACCGTGCGCTTCAGATTGTTCTGGCCTGTGGGCAGCGCCCGCCAAGAGCGCAGCCAGCGCTGCGGCAACAGATTGTCGGTGTAGACGTCGGGGTCCAGTTCGTAGATCTTGCCGTTCTCAAAATCGCCCGCGATGATCTTGCCGTTGAAAAGCGCCATTGTGTTGGGCCTGTAGCGCGTAAAGGCGCCATCGATCCAACCTGCACGCTCATGCCACAGTTGCGTACTTAGGTCATAGACCCACGTCTTGGCCACGGTCGGGAAGGTCAAGACGTAGAACGGATGCCCGTCTTGTTGGTACGCCATACCGATCGCGTCTGATATGTCGCCGTAAGTGCGGATAGCGGTTTCGATCGCATGTGTGCTGACCCGCTCGCCAACGTAGCCGTTTGACTGGTAGACGATCCCTTGACCTTCCGCGTTACGGCCGAGCCAAAAGACGCGGTTGGACACTTTGGTGGTTGAGTACCTAGCCACGCAGCCAAGCTCATTGAAAGCACCCGCGATGCGCTCAAGCGGGAAGTCAGGCCCGCCCGCGTTGTACCACACCTCGGTTGACGTCTCGCCAAACACCCACACTTCACGGTTGCTGACCAGCACCGATACGATGCTGTCTGGCGCGCCCTCGGCGCTCGCGAAGTCCAACGGGTCGACCGACGCGCCGTCCAGCAGCGCGGTCACCCATAGCTTCTGGCTGTTAGGCTCGGCGAACACAAAGTATCCGTCTATGAAGCCGACCGAGGATGCGCCGGGGAAGTCAGGGTCAGTAATCTGCTGAAACTGGTTGGTGTCAACGTCATAGATAAAGCTGCTGCCAGACGGATCGCTACACGCAAAGAAAACTTGAGTGCCGTTATAAGCGATCGACACTGGCCCTGCGCCCAAATTGGCGCTGACGGTCGTTCGTAGCGTCGTACCGTAGTCAGACTCCACCAGCCAAAAGCGAGTGTTGTTGCCCAGTGCATCGTCTGAAGTGACCACCAGTAACAAGTCCCGCCCATCGTTTTGCGGCACCTGCGGGTTGGATTTGTTTTGCGGTACAACAAACATCCCCCGGATTGGCCCGCCTGTGAGCTGCACGACAGGCTTGAGCCCTGGCGTGCGCCGCAGAAAAGCAGGCTCCTTGCCGCCTTGCTGCACCACCTCCGGATAAAGGTTCACGCAGCGGTCGTTCGCGGCGTTGATGCTCGCCGCGACATAAGAAGCGCCGAGGATGGGCGTCTTCATCAGTAGCCGCCTGCGAAGATGTTGAAGCGCTGACGGCGGCGCGCGATCAGGCTGTACGGCAGCGCCATAATGTCGTCGGGATTGTTGATGCGCTTCAGGTTGCGCTTGGACGTCATCGCGATCCGCTGCACGGTGGGCGGCGGCTCGACACCAAACTCAGGCGCGATCTCGCACGCGAGGCAGTACCGGAACGCCCGCAGGTAGCCTGGCGGGAACTGAAGGATGGTGTTGAGCGACGCAGCCTGCGTGAGCGGCTGCACCGACACCAGATGGAACTCCAGATCCTTTGTCGGACGGGGATACAGGTACATTTCGACGTTGGGGAAGGTCATGTTGACCCACATCATCTGTGGGAACGTGCTCCCCGCAGTCTTCAACGCAATTCCGTTGTACTGGTCTTGGTTGATGAAGAGGATGTCATAAGACAGGCCGCTGCTGGTGTCCTTGAAGTAGGTGCTGTCATCGAGCAGGATGGGGCGAGAACCAACGAAGTCGCCAGTCGGCCCAAGCGATCGGCTGATTGTGTTGGCGGGCCAGGTAAAGACTTGATCCTGCGTCGAGAACACCGACAGACGTTCGGTCGACCAAGAGTCGATCATTTGGTTCATCGCCGTGAAGGCGTCGTCCGATGTCTCAGGCGAAGGCGTCTCACCTTCGGCCAACTGACCAATGAGGCGCAGCGCCCCGTTGATCAGGTCGCCTGCCGAGACGCCGGAACCGGATAGGGTGAGGATGGTCATTTTTGCGCCTCAAGTTGTGCAACGCGCGCCGACAACTGCTGCACAGCCATGATCAAGTGATAGTGCAGGGCATCGATGTTGACTGAGCGCACCCCATTGGATTGCACGGTGACTGATTCGGGCAGCACCTGCTCCAGTTCCTGCGCGATAAACCCGATCCGCAACTTGTCGGGGTTAAGACCGCTGGCCATTGGCCTACCATTGTCGTCGAGCGGCATCTCCGCTGCGGTCTTGTATCGGAAGTTCCGCACCTGCACCGCATCGATGATTGCCAGACCACCAGCTGCGTCAACGATATCGCGCTTGATCCGCTCGTCTGAGGTCGTCTGCCATGCAGTGGTGTTGCCCTCGTTGTAGACGCCGTTGTTGCCGCCAAAGAACCCAGTCTCGTTTCCTAGTCCTGTTTTACCAAACGCAATCACAATTTCTTTATCTGCGCTGCCAGAACTGGCCTGCGACTCATGCCCGACGTAAATTCCTCTGCCCGTCGTCAAGTCTTTGCCGCTTGTCCAACCGACACAAACAGACTCCTGTCCGGTTGTGATCTGAGTGCCAGCGGCGTATCCAAGGCAGGTGTTTTTCTGACCATTTGTGGCGCTATCCAATGCCGTGCCGCCAACCGCAACGCTCTCGGCGTTGCCTGTGCCGGTGCCTCGATTCAGCACCAACCCGTTGACTGACGTTGCTGTAGCCACGCCGATCGTCGGGGTGACTAGCGTCGGGCTGGTCGCAAACACCAGCGCACCACTGCCTGTCTCGCCGGTCACCGCTGTTGCCAAATTAGCCGATGATGGTGTGGCTAGGAAAGCAGCCACACCAGTGCCAAGACCGGCCACGCCAGTGCTAATCGGCAGACCAGTGCAGCTCGTCAACGTGCCAGAGGATGGAGTCCCAAGAGCGCCGCCATTGACCACCACTGCGCCAGCAGAACCAACATTGACAGCCAGCGCGGTAGCGACGTTCGTGCCAAGACCGCTGATGCCAGTGCTGACCGGCAAACCCGAGCAGCTCGACAATGTGCCGGATGACGGAGTTCCTAGCGCACCACCGTTGACGACAAACGCACCAGCCGTGCCTGTGTTGACGCCTAACGCAGTCGCAACACCTGTGCCAAGAGATGTGATGCCTGTGCCGCCACGGTTTACGGGTAGCGTCCCTGTCGTGCCGCCATCAATCGGCAGCCCCGTCGCGTTGGTCAGCGTGGCGGCTGTCGGTGTGCCAAGATTAGGCGTGACCAGCGTCGGGCTGGTTTGCAGCACATAGGCGCCGGTGCCGGTGAAGGTTGGCGCGGGCGCAGGATCATTCAGCGTGATGCCGGTGATCGTTTTGCTGTCGTAGCTAGGCGCGGTGATGACGGCGCTGTAGATGCCGTTGGCTGCGTAGAAGATCCAGCCGCCGGAAGCGTTCGTCGTGATGGGGTTTGACTGAAGCGTCAGCCCATCATCAGAGTAGATCGTTGCGAGCGCGCCTAGCGAGTCATAGACGTAGACCAGCGCGCCGCTGATCGGGTTGTTGCCGCTGTCTGTGACAATGTCATAGTAGCTCTGCATGAGCGGTGTCCTTCCGACGCCGCCGCGCAGGCGCGGCTAGCTCGTTGGTCGAAGGCGCCTCGGCCTCGTCCGGATCATACCGCACCCAGCCATTCTTTTCATCCTGTTCGGCTTCCATCTCCATCGTGGCGATTTTCTCGCCGTGGGTGGGGTGCCGCAGGTAAATGATTGCCATAGGTATGCAGCGGGGGCTAGCGCCCCCGCTGTCCATCAGTTGCCGGCCATAACGACCCAGTTCGTGCCATCTTCGCAAACCAGCGTAGCCCAAGCGCCCGCCGAGGCGGCCAAAATGGCCGTAGCAGCAGTGTTTGAAGTACGCGGTTTGACGTTAGACGACGCGGAAATGACCGTGTAGGTGCCCGACAAGTTTTTGAGGTAGACGGTCCGTCCAATGTAAGCAGCCCCGCTGGGCAACGTCACAGTGACGTTGGCAGCGGAGCCGTTACAGATGACGTAGTTTTCATCTTCGCCCAGCGTAAAGCTGGCGGTCTTGGTGACCGGAGCGTTGAGGTAAAACGACGTCAGCGCCGGATCGGAGTACGCCACGCCAACAGATTTAGTATTCGGCATGACGTAGCTCCTTTAGGCAATCTTGTAGACCGTGTACGCACCCTCTGCGGTCTTGCGGAACCGAAACGCTGCGCTTGAGGTGATGGCTACCACAACAAAGGCGTTGCCGCCATCTGTGATGCCAGTCGCCGTAGCTAACGTGACGGTGCCGCTTGACGTACCGATGTTGACCAAGTTCAGATCAAACGTACTGCCAACAGTAGCGTTGGGCAGTGCCGCATCAATCAGAGCAGCGGTCGGCAGCGTGTAGGTTGCAGCAGAAGTGGAAGGGTTGGCTACCAGCATACCGCCCAAAATCTGGGCGGCGGTCAGGGTCGCCGTGGAAGTTGCGGTTTGCGGTGTGTCCGCATAGCCCATCGTGGTTTCTGCACGATTGCCAGCGCCGACCTGATAGCCGCCTGCACCATTAGAAAGAGCCATGATTTGTTCCTTTACAGAAAGGGTTTAACCCCACATACGGCAAGCGAGTTGCGGGCGAATGACCGAGAAGCCGTAGAGGACGTCAATACGGCAGGGCAGCCTGTCGTTGTTGATGTCGTACTGGCGCACAATCCGCATCGAGATCCCGTTGTGAACCTGGCGGCTCGCCATGTCCACGCCCTGCGGCATCACAAGGTCAGCGGTTGCAAACGCAATCGCGTCTTTGTGGTAGAGCAGGTTCTGCGGGTACTGGGTGCTCGCGCTACCCAAGAAGGTTACCGTTGCGCCCGATTGCGGGAACGAGTCCACGGTTGCCAGAGCCTGACCGGAGGTGTAGATCGCCGGGCTGACGCTGACCGTGTACGCCCCGCCCGACGCAGTCGCGTCGGCGGTCGCTACGAACTGCTGAAGCGAGCCGGTCGACTCACGGGTCTGCGGGTTGACCGCAAACACGTTCGCGATGGTGAACACATCCCCCTTCTTGATGGTCTGCGTGCCGGTGCCGGTGATTGCGATGGTCGTCGCGCCCTGCGTGCTGACGGTGGAGGTCACCGTGTGCGCGCCAGTACGGGTGCCGGTCGTGTGCTGCTTGATCGACTGCGACATCGCCATCTCGTCGTAACCCAGAATGCCTTCGCCCATCAGGCCCGACTTGAACTGACGGCTGATGGTCGACACCGGGTTGAACAAGCCCTTCATGCCCTCAACCAGACCGGCGTTGGCAGCCGGGTTAACGGTGGCGTAGCGCGGGCTCATCGGCGCGGCGGCCTCGTTCAGCTTCTGCTGACCTTGGAGCAGCACCAGGCTGGTCGACGGAACGGTGCCAGGCGTGCCAACCGAGGCAAAGATGCCTTGGTAAGCGTTTGCCACATCGGCGTCGATGCTGGAGGCCAGCTGACTAACCCGAGGCTTCAACACACGCTCGGCGAAGTCGTCAAGCTGCATGGTGAGTTCGGCAGTCGTGAAGTTGATGCCGATATGCTTCTGGCTGGAGACGGTGAGCGTGGTGAACTGCTCATTGTCGTCCTGTACTTGCAGCGCGGCGCCATCGGTTACCAGCGCGCGGTCCGGCAGACGGATACGAAGGGTCGTACCAATCTTGGCGCCTTCCTGCGCGAACGAGTTGTCGTACTGACGGTTTACGTTACGGGTGATCACAAGGTTGTTTTCGAGGATCTCGAGCGCGCGCCTCGTAATCATGTCAATCGTAAGAATGTTATTTGCCATGATGGCTCCTTAAACTTGCTGTTGGGCTTGCCACTTGCGGATCTGCCGTTGACGATCTGCTTCAATCCACTCACTGGTGCTCATTGTTTTGACCGAGCGAGGGTCCGTGGTGTCGTAAGCGGGCGTTCCGGCCGTTCGCGCTGTGACAGGCGTGATGGGCGCCGGGGCGCTCGATTGCTTCTTGACCGGCATTGGACTGCTGGCGAGTTTCGCCTCAATCTTGCCGATCTCCTTGGCCTGCAAGATCGGGCTCAAGCGGGAGATGCGATCAGCTTCCTTTGGATGACTGCCTAAATAATAGGCAAGGTCAGGACCAACGTCAGAAGCCTGAATCGTTTGCGCCATCACGGTGGTGATTCGCAGGTTCGGGTTGTAGGCGACCGTTTCAAAGTCGTCGTACTTGTCCCGCGCTTGCTCTTCCCGTTCCGCATACGTCTCCAGCAGCTCGGCCTGTTGGCGCTCCATGTCCCTTTGCTGGAGAAGCTGTTGAGCCTTCTGTTCGGCCAGCGCTTGCGCGTAGGCTTCAACCGACTCAAACTGTTCTGCCGGCGGCAGTTCCTTGGGCGTCTCGGACGTTTGCTGCTGGGGGCGCTGTTGGCGCTCCCACTTGCGCTGCTCTCGCGCAAGCCGTTTGGCAACGATGGCGTCAAGCTCTTCTTGAGTGAAGGTCTTGGTCGCTTCCGGCGTTTGTGGTGTTGCTTCAGCGGGTTCAGGTGCCGTAACCTGGAGCTCTGCTGGCGCGGGGGTCTGTTCGACCTGTACCGCTACTTCTTGGTCTGACATGGTTGATTCCGAAGAATCCCTGGTGTAGCGCACCAGTACGCACTGAGGTTAATCGTTTTGCGTGGCGGGTGTCAAGCCCAAACCCTTACCGGAGTTGCCGGCGTCATTTGATACTGCACCAGATTGGCAGGTGTCGCTTGGTCTGCTTTCAGCCTGACGTTAACGTGCCAACCGTCGAGCGCCGCCATCTCAGGTTGCTCGCCCATGTCAGTCGTGATCGTCTTGCCGGTCGGCTTGTAGATCAGGCCCACAGTGTCGATGCTGGCATTGACTGGAGCATACCCGGCTGGCTGGAGGATGTTGCCTTCAGCATCCAGCAGCGCCATTGTCTCTGTCAGCAGACCAGCAGCGAGCAATGCAGCGTTGGCAGCGTCAGCGTCGGTGAAGCGTAGAAACAGGTCGTTCCAAGACGGGACGGGTGGGGAGAGGGGGAGGTTGTCAAGCATGGTTACCTCAAGCGGTGAGAGCTTGGAGTTCTGCGTTGGTCAAACGGCGCGGATAGTAAGCAACCTGACGCAAATGCCCATTAAGTCGGTTTGCTGTATTACCTTCCAGACCGCCGAGAACAAGTCGATCAACAGTTGGTATAGCCCCAGATGTATCAGTTACAACTGCTCCACCGTTTACTGACAATGCAAAATTATTTGCGGCATAGGCCGCTGCAATTTTATTTGGTGTGTTTGCAAGTATAGTTCCAGCGTCAATTTGAGCCTCAACTACACTACTGTTGACAACAATAAATTGAGCGCCACTGTCCGCTGGCAAATACATACTATTAGCGTAGCCACCGCTATCAGAAGCAGACAACGAAATATCATTATCGATGGCAAGCGGTGATACGTTTGAAAGAAACGTCCCCTCAGTCGCGTTGAACCACGGACTCAACGTATTCACACTCGCAACATCCGCGCTGCGGGTGACGGAGGCGGCGACTGTGGGGATGTAGCTGGTGGCGAAGGCTCCGGCTTCGAGTTGAGCGCCCCAGATGTAAATCCCAGAAGTGCCGTCGCCGGTATATGACTGGCCGTTGTTTCCGTTAGCAAGCAGGATTGCTAATGTCGGATTGGTTGTTGTCAAAGTTCCGGTTACGGAGCAACGGAACCACCCGTTACCGACTGGAGTAATAGATGCTGTTCCACCGCCAACAGCACCAACTGTTCCTGCGGAAACGTCAAAATATGCAGAAGCATTCGCGCCAGAAGCAGTGTTTACCGTTATCCGCATCCATGACCGTTGACTCTGCTTAACATAAACTGAAAACGTGACCACGGTTCCAGAAGCTGCAACATATGCTTGCGTGATCTGATGCGCACCGGTTGATGTGTCCTCAACTAATGTGTCTGCTGTGACTGTTCCATCTGGCGCAGCGACTGAATTGGCTGTTATCGTACTGTTTGACTTGGTCCACGCCGCATTATCAAACTGCTCAGAATACGTCAGCAGATTCGTCCTCTGCTCCTCAATGAGCAACCCCCTCGGCGTAGCACCGCCAGTAACAACTGGAACCGCTCTAAACCCGTTTGTGGCTCCAGATACCATGTAGTCTGTTGCGGTGTTGCCCAACTCTATTTGAGCGCCCCAGATAAAGACGCCGCTGTTGCCGTCGCCTTGATATGCAAAAGTTGTGGCAGAGGAAGCAGGATAAACAAATAGTTGGCCTGATGCGATTGATGATGTCGTAAAGGTAACGCTTATTCTGTACCACCCATTACCAACATTTACTGCTGAAAACGAACCATCGCCAGTTACAGTTCCAATCGCGCCATTTGACAAATTAACGATTGCGTAAGTATTTACTCCACCCATAATTACTTGAACTTGAGAAAAGGTTCTTTCTCCAGCTTTTATGTAAACAGAGCCTGTATACGCAGTCGATGTTAATGATGCTACTGAAGTTGATGAAACAATGTGCGAATTATTTGATGAGTCCTCAACTAATTTGTCAGCGGTCACGGTGCCATCTGGAGCAGTCGCTGCGTTGGTCGTGATGCTCGATCGTGTTTTCGTCCAATACGCATTATCAAACTCCTCCGAGTACAGCAGCAGGTTCCTAGCAATCGGCTGAACCGCTGTGACACTCGACCCATCGTAGTCGAACCTCGGGCCGTACACTGCTGCGCTCGTGGTGGGCGTGTAGTCGAGAGCGTAGGGGCCGACAGCGAGTTGAGCGCCCCAGAACGAAATCGTTCGGCCATTAGTGACGCTTGTGCTATTGTTTCCGTCGACTATATATAAAACAACAGCATATGTTGTGGCATTTGAAATGTTAAAAGTAATAGAACATCTAACCCAGCCGTTCCCAACACTTGTAGCGGTACTAGACGCGACAGTTACGGCAGACCCAGAACTTAAACCCACCCCACCACCGACAGCAGCGGAGGAAGCGTCAAAATATCTACCGTTGGCGTTTGCAACACCATCGGATAGCTGGAGTGCCATCCAGTTCGACGTTCCTGCTTTTACAAAAAATGAGACAGTATGTTGCGTTGCGGCAAGAGTTCCAGCAGATTGATTTATATTAGGGAATGAAGCAGTCGTAACAGTTACTTGATCGGCCGTAACACTCCCATCTGGCGCAGCGGTTGTGTTTGCAGTGACTGAAACATTGCTTTTATTCCAACTAGCATTATCAAACTGCTGGCTGTACGTCAGCAAATTATGCGGTGCATACTCCACCAGTCCCGTAGGCCCGATCCTGGTGGCGTTGCTCGACCGGCTGAACGTAATGATGTCGCTGAATGCTTTCTGAATGAGTGCCATGTTTACCCCGCTACCAGATAAAGACCGTACCCGTAAGCAGGGTCTGCCGCAGGTTCAATTTGATACGCAGGTTGAATAAAGTTTAAGATCAATGACGAATCTTCGTAGTTACCTAGCGGTTTTGTTGCGCCAATTGTAAAATCAAAATACAGCGTCGGGCCTAGCTGCAAAGCAATTGGCGTTGAATTAACACCGCCACCTGACAAACCAAACGCCACACCTCGGCCCACCTCATAAGAAGGTGGGGGCGGTAGTGCAATTCGCTGATCAAACAGCGTATTAATTTGTTGGCGAATCATCGGTAGTAGCTAATGTTAAGTGTGGCGCTAGCCAAAATTTCAATGAACCGCAAATTTTGCAAGTTGCCATCGTAGTTCAAAGTAGAGTTGACAGGCAGCAGCATACCAACACCAGTTGTAGGTGCGGTGCCGTCATCTCTCCAACGAACGGATTGATTTTCTGAAATAATTAACGCCATTGTAGCGCCAGAAGGAACAGTAAGACCTGTAGCTGCCGACAAACTAGTAATCTGTTGGTAACCAAGGCAATCAGTGGTTGATTTTAGCCCCATGATGACATCCTTACGCGAGGAATTTGAGTTTGTAGAGCGTGGAATAGTACAACGCCAGAATCTCATCGATGATGTTCTGAAGCGGCGTACAGTCCTTGTCAACGACCTTATACCGCATCTCTTCGATGTCCTTGACCTGCCCTTCCAAGAAATCCACGATGTTGCCGGTTCGCTTGGCTGATTGCAGCGCGATGGCGCCGATCAGACCGTACTTGCCTTGGTAGGTTTCTGCGAACTTGTCCGCGAGGTCGATGATGCCGTCGTAGAACTCGTTCAACGCAACGTGCTTGGCGTATGACCGCGTCGCCAGATGCGTCGAATGCGCGACATCGCGAGCAAGGAACATCTGACCGATAAACACTTCGCACGTCATTGCGGCATCCCCATGTCAAGCGGCAGTTGCTCCATCGGAGGCTGCATTTCAGGCATCTGCGGCATCGGAACCGACTGCTCCATGACATCACGCAGCGTAATCACCACGATCTCCTGCACCTGTTCGGGCGTCATGCCCGCTTGGACAGCTTGAATCCGCTTGGTTTCGGCATTGTACTCTTCGATCCGCAGTTTCTGCGCTTCCATCGACTCGCTGACAGTCTTCAGCATCCCGTGCAGTTGGTCAAGCTCTTGACCCATCGCTTGGATCTGCTGATTGGCCATCTGCAAAGCCGGATCGTCTTCGTCTTGCAAAAGTTTCGGGTCGATCGTCTTCTTGAGCCGCTCGGCCAGCTCCTGTGCGCCTGGCCAGTCCATGTTCTTGACGAACAGGTCGCCAGCGACCGCCCAGAGCTGCGGGTTACCTTGCAGGATCTGCCCCATCGCGTCCATCGCTTCCTGACGCTTGGTCAGGTAGCTTGGGCCGGTCGTGACCTTGACGTCGTATTTGCCGACTGAGGGGTTGTAGATCTTGTCGATGACGACGCCCTGCTCGTTCACCACCCGCCGCACCGCTTCCGGCTGCGTTGGGTCGATCTTGACCATGTTGGACTCGCCGTCCAGACCAATGATCCGCGCGATGCGCTGGGTATCGTAGATTTTTGGCACCAGATCGATGATCTGCCGCGTGATATGACGCACGGCGCGGGCCAGATTGTCGACGTAGTGATAGGTGCCTGTGTTGCTCTGCTGCTGACGCGCAAGGATCGCACGGCCAGACCGTTCGTTCGAGGTCGCGCCCAGACTCGGATCGTACTGGCCTGTGGTCGCCTTGAGGTCGTCTGACGCCCCAAGTTTGGCCTGAATGAGGCCAGGTTGGGCCATGACAGGCGGCGAGCGCTGCGGCAGCGGCAAAGGCGCTCCTTGCCCGTCTGTAGCGTCTGGGTTGACCTCGAGGTACGGCCAATTGTTGATGTTGGCCGTCTTCCACTGGTTTTCGTAGCCCTCGAACTGGCCGCCGTAGCCGATAAACGGCGCTTTGGGCGCCAGCGCCAGCATCTCGGCTTCTTGGCTCGTCCAGTAGTTGTAGAGCCGCTGGGCGTCCTTGGCGTTACGCACCAGACCCGAGATCTGCACCTCGCCGTCGATCTCAAACTCGTTTCCGACCACTCGAACGACCGGAATCCACTTGCCCGGCCATTCCTGCTCTTCCAGCACCTCAAAACCGTTGGTTTTTAGCCATTTGACGGTT